AGAGAACATTCCTGATGATGGTATACGGTGTCAGTCGGACGTATTTATAAGTGCGCTAACAAACATCACTGCTATCACAGTATTTTATGGATAAATACTATGCGAGCTTACTATAAGAAAGGTGGCTCGGTAAAAACTCCTGCGTGGAAACGCAAAGAGGGGAAAAGTGAGTCAGGTGGGCTTAACAAGAAAGGAGTCGAAAGCTATCGCCGGGAAAATCCCGGCAGTAAACTTCAGACTGCTGTAACAACTAAGCCTAGTAAGCTGAAAAAAGGTTCTAAAGCCGCTAAACGGCGGAAGTCTTTTTGTGCTCGTATGAAAGGCATGAAGAAACGTAATACCAGCGCAAAGACAGCTAATGATCCTAACAGCCGCATAAACAAAAGTTTGCGGAAATGGAATTGCTAATGGCGTTTTTACAATCAAACATTCCTTATTTTAAATGTTGGGTCCGTAGAGAATATACCCATAACCACACGGCGTACCATGGCGACTTTTTGCACGCTATGGCTATAGCTGTTACCGCGATACCTAATCGCTGTTTGTCATTTCAGGTTCTCTTCACTGGTTGCGAAACTGACGATACTGACGAGCCTAATGTTCACGGCGGCGCAATGTGGGCACGTATGCCGATTACGGCGCTTGTAGGAGACACACCTTTTCAAGAATGGCCTGAACCTATGCCGGTTTGGGCGGCTCAACCATGGGATTGTGCGTCCCGCACACACAGCGTTTACGTGTTAGATAGATGCACTCCATGCCCTTGGATGGCAAAAATTGATGGTAAGTTCTATCCAGCAAAATATTACTTCACGGTGGATTATACAGAGTCTGAAATTGCTGATGATCCAGCACAGCATAAACAAGCACATGTGCTTGAGTTACTAGATGCAGGGCAGTGGACAGGAAACATTGTGGCTTTACCTAACAACAGAGTTCGGGTATCACATCCCGCATGGTTTGAAATGGGTGAGGGTGCTCCAGATTTCTTGCCTTCACAACATATTCACTACAGTAAGTCTGATCTAGACTACACGTTAGATGTAAATCAAGTTTTTGATAATCTCTACGCGGAGGGAGATAACGATGGCTAAGATGCCCATGAAAAAAGGTCCAAAGGGACAAAAAGTTCCAGCGTTTGCTATGGACGGTAAAGGTGCTAATGACCTAACCAAAGAAATGCAGGGTGGTGGACCAGTGCCGCCGCCTAAGAAAAAGGGTTACGCTGGTGGTGGTGGACCAGTGCCACCTAAGAAAAAGGGTTATGCCAACGGTAAAATGGTTTCTGACCCTGAAGAGATGAAGAAGAAAAAGAAAAAACCGAAAATGAAAAAGAAAGACCGTAGCAGAGCTATGGATGCTGTGACAGGCACTGGCCCAATGGCAACTCGCAGAATGGGTATGAAAGGTGGTGGCATGGCTAAAAAAGGCAGAGCCAAAGGCGGCAAAAGAGGTGGCAAGGTACGTGGCGCGGGTATAGCTCGTAAAGGCGTTCGTCCAGCTAAGATCATCTGATGCGACGTTATTACAAATCGGGTGGTAAAATATGCCCTAAAGGTAAAGCGTGGGCAAAGCGCACCTTTGATACCTATCCATCTGCTTATGCAAATATGGCGGCGTCAAAGTATTGTAAAGACCCCAACTACGCTAAGGGCGCTAAAGGCAAGAAAAAGGCAAAGAAGTAATGGGTGAGTTGAAGAAGTGGCGTGATCAAGAGTGGGTTCGCATCGGCACTGATGGCGAAATCAAAGGTCCGTGCGGCACTTCTAAAGACAAGAAGAATCCTGATCGATGTTTGCCAAAGAGTAAGGCCCAAAGCCTGTCTAAATCTGAACGTGCTTCTACGGCTAAAAAGAAGAAGCGTGAAGGTAAGAAAGGTAAGACGGTGGTCAAGAACACCAAGCAAGCTGAGGTAAAATTTAGTGGTGGTGGACTTGCTCGTCGTAAGCGGTCTATAGCTCGCGGTTGTGGGGCTGTTATGAACGATAGGCGTAAGAAAACGTTGTATACATAAGGAGGAAAACAATGGAAGTTTTTCAGAATGGAAGGTTCTCCACGGGTGAGCCGGTATACCAGATAGGCACTAAACAAGAAGATGGTTCGTATGTGGTAGCTGTCTTTGATCTTATGACTAAAGAGCAAGCGGAAGCCAAGTTAGAAGCAATGGGAGTTACAAAACCCGCCCCAAAGAAACCGGCGGCTAAAAAAGCTCCAGCTAAAAAGAAGACCGTGAGTAAGAAGTAATGGCAACTTCAGGTACCACAGCATTCAATATGGACTTCACGGAGATCGCTGAAGAAGCGTGGGAACGTGCTGGCCGTGAAATGCGTTCTGGATACGACCTCCGCACTGCACGTCGTTCCATGAACTTGATGACTATTGAATGGCAAAACCGTGGAATTAATCTGTGGACCATTGATGAAGGCACTATTAGTCTTACAACTGGTACGTCTGAATACAATCTACCGGCTGATACTATTGATTTGTTAGAACAAGTAATACGCACCGATGCTGGTAATCAATCAACACAATCTGACCTTACGATAAGTCGTATTAGCGTAAGCACTTACGCGTCTATACCAAACAAGTTAACGCGGGGTAGGCCAATTCAAGTGTGGATTGAGCGACTTCGTGATAACCCCACAATCAACGTTTGGCCTGTTCCAGACTCAAATGAATACACATTCAAGTATTACAGGTTAAGGCGCATTCAAGACGCGGGTGATGGCGCTGAAACTGCGGACATGAACTTTAGATTCTTTCCGTGTCTTGTTGCGGGTTTGGCATACCACATAGCTATGAAAGAGCCTGAACTTTCTGATCGTTTACCCATGTTGAAACAAGTTTATGAAGAACAGTTTGAGCTTGCGGCGGCAGAAGATAGAGAAAAAACTCCCGCTCGTTTTGTCCCTCGCGCTATGAGAATTTAAGATGGGTAATCGATTTGCATCAAACAAAAGAGCGCTCGGTGTATGCGATGTGTGTGGATTTACGTACAAACTACGAGAGCTTCGTAATGTCTTTAAGAAAGGACGTGATACAAACATCAAGGCATGTCCTGAGTGTTGGGATGGCGACCACCCACAGCTTAAGTTAGGTGATTTCCCTGTAAATGATCCACAAGCGCTTCGTGATCCTCGTCCTGATTTTAATCAGCTTGCATCAAGTAGAGCTTTGATAGAGCCAGTTAAACCGGTTGTTGGTACAGTGTTTGTAGGGCGAGTTGTAGTCAATATTTCATAGGAGTCATATCATGGCAAAAGCAAAGATGAACAAGGTGATTAAAGGGTTAGAGAAAGCAAGTAAAACGCACAAGCAACAAGCTAACACATTAAAAACTGTGAAGCTGAAGGCAGGTGGTGGTATTAAGGTGCGTGGTACTGGCGCGGCTACGAAAGGGCTTCTTGCTCGTGGACCTATGGGATAAACCATGAACTATACTGAGCTGAAAACTAATATTGAAGACATCACTGAAAACACATTCACTGATGCACAGCTCGCTATGTTTACGGATCAGGCTGAACAGAAAATATATAACACTGTTCAGTTTCCCGCTCTTCGTAAAAACGTTACAGGAACAGTTACGGCTAGTAACAAATACTTATCTACGCCTACAGATTATTTGTACACCTATAGTCTGGCAGTTGTTGATGGGAGTGGTAACTATCATTTTTTACTAAACAAGGATGTAAATTTTATCCGTGAAGCCTACCCAATACAAACTACTACAGGACTGCCTAAACACTACGCTAATTTTGATGACGATACTTTTATCTTGGGACCAACTCCTGATAGCGGGTATACAATGGAACTTCATTACGGGTATTACCCTGAATCCATTGTAACAGCAAACACTACGTGGTTAGGGGATGAGTTTGACTCTGCGCTACTTAATGGTGCTTTGGTCGAGGCCATGCGGTTTATGAAGGGCGAACCTGATTTAGTGCAAATGTATGAACGTATGTATGTACAATCTATGAAATTACTTAAAAGTCTTGGGGATGGTAAACTTAGAAGCGATACTTATCGTTCAGGGCAAGTTCGAATATCTGCAAATTAGGGGATAAAAATGGCAATTACTCAAGCAATGTGTACGTCATTCAAGAAAGCACTTCTTGACGGCGAAATGGATTTTAGCTCAGACACGTCTCAAACGTACAAGATAGCATTGTACACTAGCTCTGCTTCGCTTGATGCATCTACTACGGCGTTTACAACGAGCAACGAAGTCAGCGGGACAGGTTATTCGTCAGGAGGCGCTACATTAACTGTAGTGGCCCCTACCACGTCTAGTACTACCGCGTTTCTTGACTTTAACGACGTAACTTTTTCTTCAGCAACAATAACAGCACGTGGAGCATTGATTTATCAGTCCGGTGGATCTAATCCTGCTGTTGCCGTGTTAAACTTTGGTGCCGATAAAACATCTACTGCTGGTGATTTTACTATTCAATTTCCTACAGCAGACGCGAGTAACGCTATTATTCGGATAGCGTAATGCCATCCTCCGTCAGCTACACAGGGTGGGGTTCTACCGCTTGGGGTCAAGGCTCTTGGGGTACGGACCTCATTATTGTAAGTGTAGACGGAGTATCAGCTAGCGGCGCAGTTGGCACTGTTGTTGTCGCCGCAGATTCTAATGTTAATGTCACTGGATTAGAAGCTACTAGCGCGTTAGGTAGTGTTACGATCACCGGCGCGGCTACCGTGCAACCATCAGGACTTGAGGCTACTAGCGCAGTAGGAACTGTCCTTGTTGTTGCTGACGCTAATGTTAGTGTTACCGGTGTTGCCGGTACTTCTTCTCTAGGTTCTGTTACCACTACCGCCGACGCAAATGTTAGCGCTACGGGCGTTTCTGCTACTTTAACGTTAGGAACAGTTGTCGCTAAAGGTAATGCTGTCGTTGCTCCATCAGGACTCGAAGCTACCACAGGGGTTGGTTCTGTCACCGTTACTGGTGTTGCTAATGTTACGTTAACCGGTGTTGAATCTACCGGTGCAATAGGTAGTGTATTCGTAGCGCTTGGAATGACAGTCTCCGTAACAGGAGTTGAAAGTACCGGAAGTTTAGGTACAGTAACTACTACTGCTGGAGCTACTGCACTTCCAACCGGTATTGAGGTCACGGGTGTAGTTGGGAATGTGTTTATTTGGGGTGAAATATCTACAGATCAAACACCAAACTGGCAAGCGATTTCTGATACGCAAAGTCCTTCTTGGAGTGGTTTAAACACAAATCAAACTCCTAATTGGGATAATATAGCCGCTTGAGGGTAAAAAAATGGCAACACAGTATACCAGCATACTTAAGTTAGCACTTCCAGTTCAGGGTGAGCTTAGTGGTACTTGGGGCGATGTTGTAAACGACAACATTACTTCGATGGTAGAAGAAGCCATCGCGGGCCGTAAAGTTATTAACACGTGGAGTAGCAACTCTCACACACTTACCAGCGCTGACGGCACCACAGCGGAGTCTCGTGCGGCTATCCTTACCTTGACCGATACCGGCTCATCTTTAACAGGTGCAGGCACGGTTATTTGTCCAGCGGCTTCTAAAGTTTACATCGTTGAAAACGGCACAGGCCAGACAATCACTGTCAAAACGTCTTCTGGTACAGGCATTGCCGTGCCTAACGGTAAAAATATGGTGGTCTTTTGTGACGGTACAAACGTCGAGGAAGGCATCACAAACATTAACAGCCTTACACTTAATGGCGATGGCGCTACCGTTTCAAGCATTAAAGATGAAGATAACATGGCGTCTAATAGCGCCACAGCATTGGCTACTCAACAGTCAATCAAAGCGTATGTCGATTCTCAGGTTGCTACAGTCGATACACTATCTGAGGTTCTTGCTAATGGTAACACCACGGGCGGCACAAGTCTTGTCGTGTCGTCTGGTGATGATGTCACCTTCACAGGTGCGTCAGCAAATATTGTCTTTGATAGCTCTGACTCAGCGCTTGAGTTTGCGGATAACGCAAAGGCCATCTTCGGTGCTGGTTCTGACCTACAGATTTTTCACGATGGGTCTAATAGTTATGTGAAAGAAAACGGCACTGGTAATTTATGGGTTACTAGCAACGGTACATCAGTAGGTTTTGGTAACAATGATTTATCAGAACTGTATGCTGTTTTTAACAATGATGGTGAGGCAAAATTATTTTTTAACGGCGTTCAAAAGTTTGCTACAAGCTCCACGGGCATCGACGTCACTGGCACCGCCGTTACAGACGGTTTGACTGTTGCAGGTAACACATCACTTGATGGCGGGACAATCAAGCTAGACGGTAACTTCCCCACAGGAACGGAAAATGTTGCGCTAGGTAACACGGCCCTTAACGCCGCCGAATCAGGCGCAAGTTTTAATATTGCGGTTGGCTCTGAGGCGTTGCTGTCTTTGACGACCGGAGATAACAACACGGGGGTCGGCCATGATGCCCTACGAGGCGTAACCACATCATCAAACAATACGAGCGTGGGTTTTCAAGCAGGAAGAGCAATCACCACGGGAACCCAAAACACTCTATTGGGTAGTGCAGCAGGTGTCTCTTTGAGTGAGGCTAATTACAACGTAGCTGTTGGCTATGCGGCTTTAGATGCAGATACATTAGGTAGCCAATCAACTGCTTTGGGTTGGGGATCGTTAAGTTCCCAAAACTTTACATCAGCCACTAACTCTGGAAATACTGCTGTTGGCTATCGCGCTGGTATATTAATTTCCACAGGAAAACAGAACACGATTTTGGGTGGTTCAGCAGGTGATGCCCTCACTGATGCGGACTTTAACGTGGTCGTGGGCGAGTCAGCTTTAAGTGCAGATACTTTAGGTAGCAGAACTACAGCCGTTGGTTATAGCGCTTTGGCCAATCAAAACTTCACTTCCGCCACAGATACTTATAATACGGCATTGGGTTATTACGCTGGTCAGGCAGTCACTACGGGAACTGGCAATACCCTACTTGGAGGTCTTGCAGGTGATGCACTGACCACAGGAAATACGAATGTTGCTGTGGGCGGTTCTTCTCTTTCTTCAGAAATACAAGGCGATAGAAATGTCGCGGTTGGTTATGCGGCTCTTGAGCAACAATCAAACTCAAGTGATTTAGATGTTTATAACACGGCAGTAGGGTATTTCGCTGGAGGTGTAATCACCACGGGAACTAACAATACCTTGATTGGAGGTCTTACAGGCGACTCTCTCACAACAGCAATACGTCAAACTGCGGTGGGTTATGGGGCACTGGGTGCAGAAACGTCGGGCAGAGCCGCTGTCGCAGTCGGCTTTAATGCGTTGCTCAACCTTAATGTTGGCAGTAGTTTAGAAAGCTACAACGTAGCAGTCGGCAGTGAAGCAGGGTCGTCTGTCACTACAGGAATACGCAACACCTTGATTGGAGGTCTTGCAGGTGATGCTTTGACCGACGCAGATAAAAATGTGGCGATAGGTTATTTAGCTTTATCGGGAGATACGCTAGGCAGTACTTCTGTCGCTGTCGGGATGGGAACCCTGCAAAACCAAAACTTCACTTCTGCCACAAACAGTTTTAACACTGCGGTTGGGCATGAAGCGGGTAACGATATTACTACGGGAGTTCAGAATACCCTAATAGGTGGCCTTGCAGGCGATGCAATCACTACCGGGTCTTACAATGTTTGCATTGGAACAAACGGTGGTGGTGGAGTTACCACTGGATCTCAGAATATTTTGATTGGTCAAGGTTCTGGGAATGCGGCCTTAACTGGCGATCTTAACACTGTTGTGGGTGACTCTGCGGGTGCGGGTCTTACTTCGGGAACTCAAAACACCTATATAGGTGCTCTTGCAGGTGATGCCGCTACCGCATCTGTAGAGAACGTAGCAGTCGGTTATCAAGCATTGAGTGGGGATACGCTGGGAAGCAAATCGGTAGCCATAGGCCGTATGGCTTTGCTTAGTCAAAACCTCACGTCAGCCACCGATGTTTACAATGTCGGAGTGGGTCATAACGCAGGTCAGCAGATTACTACGGGACTTGAGAACACCCTAATAGGCGGCCTTGCAGGAGATGCTCTTACCGACTCTGACCGAAATGTAGCAATAGGTCATCAGGCGCTTACAAGCGACACACTAGGCCAATACAATGTTGCAGTGGGTTACTTTACTTTAGCCAATCAAAACTTCACATCCGCAACAAATGCTTACAATACAGCATTGGGATACAACGCTGGTGGAAGTGTTACCACGGGAATTAACAACACTATAGTGGGAGGTCTTGCAGGTGATGCTTTAAGTGATGCTGATTATAACATTG